TCTGCTAGTTCATTAGGCGATGCTACTACTGGTCTTGTAAAAGCAATTAATGATGCGGCTATTACAGGTGTTAAGGCTGCTAACATTGACGGTAAGTTGAATTTATATTCAGACGGTACTGGCGCAAACAGCGGTAACATTGTGCTAACAGGTACATTACTATCACCGTTAGGTTTCGCTCTTCCTGTATCTCCAGCAACTGAAGTAACATACAAGTTACCAGCATTGAACATTTCAGCTCACACATCAGTTCCAGAGTACAAGCGTTCTGATGCTCCAACAACAGTTAACGGAGCTGCAACTGGGTCTATCTGGATCAAAACAACAACTCCTAACTTAGGTGCTGATTGGATTGTTAAAAAATATAACGCGGCTTCAGCAGGTTGGTCTACACAGTTAGCACCAATTTACTCTAGCAACGTAGCGGCACTAAAGGGCATTGACCCAGCAGGCGGCGGTATTAGCCTAGCAGTTGGTCAATTGTATGTAAAATACAACGATGACGAAGGTGCAGCTCCAGAAGCAAACTTTAAGATTTATGCTCGTTCAGCAGTTGGCGCAACAACTATCACTTCTAAGTTATTAGAAAATACAACATTTGGTACACTTGCTCCTACTACATACGAGTTCACAATTAGTGAAACAGCCGCAGGTAGTGCTTCATTCAGCACACCAGTAAGCGTAGTGTTTACAGGTACAGCAAGTAGCGCAGACCGTGCTAACATGTTAAGCGCAATCCAAGCCGCTCTACCATCTAATACACACATCCGTGCTGAGCTTACAAGTGGTAACAAACTTGTTCTAACTCATACACAAGGTGGCGATATTAAACTAGTTGACGTACAAAACGATCCAGTTGCTTTAATGTTCCCTGTATCAACAACAGCTAACTTATTTGCTAACCCAACAGGTACTGCTAAGAGCTATGTTGCTACATTATGGACTCCGACTGTAGCAGGTTCAGCGATTGCTGTTCCAAGCGCAACTGCTCCAACAACAACTACAGCAAACGGTCGTTTATGGTATAACAGCATTGTTGACGAAGTGGACATTATGATCCACAACGGAACACATTGGGTTGGTTACTTACACTATACACAAAACCAAGTTGGTGGTGATGCTACTGATCCAGCTGGTCCGATTGTTAGTGCTACTAAGCCTACAAAACAAAGCGACGGTACAGCATTAGCTAACGGCGACTTATGGATTGATACAGGTGATACTGAAAACTATCCACAGATTTACAAATTCAACTACTTGACTAAGAAATGGTTACTAGTTGACAATAGCGATCAAACAACTGAAAATGGTATTTTATTCCATGATGCTCGTTGGGCAACAAGTGGTACAACTGCTACTCCAAGTTTAATCGTTGATTTATTATCAAGCGATTTCTTAGATCCAGACGCTCCAGATCCAGCACTATATCCAAAAGGTATGTTGCTATGGAACTTACGCCGTTCAGGCTTTAACGTTAAGAAATTCGTACGCAACTACATTGATCCGCTTGAAAAGAACAAGCGTTACAACGGTGTAGATGGTGTTGCTGGCGCAGTAGGCGACGGTAGCAGTATGACAGGATATTACGAACACCGTTGGGTAAGCGAAGCCGCTAACCAAGAAAACGGCGCAGGTACTTTTGGTCGCAAGGCACAACGTAAAGTTGTTGTTCAAGCATTACAAGCACTTGTTAATAGTAACCAACAAATCCGTGATGAAGAATCACGCATTTTCAACTTAATGGCTTGCCCAGGTTATCCAGAACTAATCGGCGAAATGGTTTCATTAAACTACGATCGTGGTTTAACAGCATTCGTTGTAGGCGATACACCAGCACGTTTAACACCAGACGCTACAAGTTTAAGCAACTGGGGTAACAACGTTAATGGCGCATTAGAAGATAACGACAGTGGTTTAGTTAGCTTTGACGAATACCTAGGTTGCTTCTATCCATGGGGTTACACAAGTGACAACATTGGTAACAACGTAGTTGTTCCTCCAAGTCACATGATGTTACGTACTATTGCTTTAAGTGATAACGTTTCATATCCATGGTTTGCTCCAGCAGGAACACGTCGTGGTGGTATTACTAACGCAACAGCAGTTGGTTATGTAGATGCTGAAGGTGAATTCCGTTCAGTAGCACTAAACAACGGACAACGCGATACATTAGCTGGAATTAAAGTTAATCCATTAACATTCATTACAGGTACAGGACTAGTAAACTACGGACAATATACTCGTGCTAAGAACGCAAGTTCATTAGACAGAATTAACGTAGCACGTCTAGTAATTTACTTACGTCGTCAACTAACACAATTATCTAAACCATATGTGTTTGAACCAAACGACAAGATTACACGTGATGAAATTAAGGGTGCAGCAGAAAGCCTAATGTTAGAATTAGTAGGCCAACGTGCTTTGTATGACTATATTGTAGTTTGTGATACAAGCAACAACACACCTGCGAGAATTGATCGTAGTGAACTATACTTAGATATCGCGATTGAACCAGTTAAGGCAGTGGAATTTATTTACATTCCATTACGCTTGAAGAACACTGGCGAAATCAAAGGTCTAGCATAATATAAACGGAGCATAACAAATGGCAATCGCATCATTATCAAAATTTACAGTACCTTTAGCTAGCGATCAGTCAGCTAGCTCACAAGGTATGTTGATGCCGAAATTAAAATATCGCTTTAGAGTGATGTTTGAAAACTTCGGCGTATCAACTCCTACAACTGAATTGACTAAGCAAGTAAGCGAAGCGGCTCGTCCTAACGTTCAATTTGACGATCAAACAATTCAAGTTTACAACTCAACGATCCACTACGCTGGACGTCCAAAGTGGAACACATTTACTGTGAAGCTACGCGATGACGTTACAGGTGCTGTGTCTAAGCTAGTTGGTGAACAACTACAGAAACAATACGACTTCTTTGAACAAAGTAGCGCGGCTTCAGGCGGTGACTATAAGTTCTTAATGCGTGTTGAAATGTTAGACGGCGGTAACGGTGCTAACACTCCTAACGTTCTTGAAACATGGGAATGTTATGGTTGCTACATTACACAATCTAACTACAATAGCTTAGGCTACGGTGGTCAAGAAATGTTAACTATTGACTTGACAATTCAACCAGATAACTGTATCCAAACTACAGGTGGCGCGGCAGCTCCAACAGGTAGAGCAACTGGTACAGCGGCTACTGGCGCAGGTAACAGAGTTTAATAAAATTGCCCGTGTAATGCGGGCTTTTTTATAGCTATTCATAATATACGCAGTTTATTAATTAACTAAATATTTGTATGGCATTCACACCTACCAATCAGTTAACTAACACAACAAACATCTTACAGCGTGATTATCAACACGCGGCAAGACTGTTTACTGACGACCAGTTTAGGCTTGCTCCTAAACATAAATTTCTATTTGCTGTTCAGTTCACACTAAACAAAGCGGCATTACGTAATGCTGAATTAGTTGATCGTCACGGATTTGAAATAGGCATGTTAGTTAAGGCAATTGATTTACCTAACTTTACTATACAAACTGAAACATTAAATCAGTACAATAGAAAGAAAAACGTACAAATAACACACAAGTTTAATCCATCGAACGTTACGTTCCATGATGATAACATGGGCGTTATTAATATGTTATGGCAAAACTATTACAATTATTACTATGCTGATCCAAGTAGTGCGGCAGATACAGTAGGCGGCTACAATAGAATTGCTATGAAAAATTCCGAGTATATTAAAAATACATACGGCTTAGATAATAACAGTTCAGAACCGTTTTTTAAAAATATTAAAATATTCCAATGTGCTAGACACGAATACGTGTGCTATACTTTGATCAATCCAATTATTACTAGTTGGAACCATAACAAACTTGATTACGCACAAAGTGGTACACACGATAATCAAATGGGTATATCGTACGAAGCGGTTACTTATGAAAGTGGTCTAGTTGGTGGCGCAGGTGAAGGTGATTCGTTTATTGACTTTTCGCATTACGATCAAACCCCAAGTCCTTTACAAGGTAAGAGTACAGATATATCACAAAGTCCTAGTTTTACTAATAAGAGTAAAGCAGACCTTGGCGAAACAATTAGTAATAAAGTGGCCGCAGTTAACGCATATCAGAATTCTAAAGAATTATCAACATCAGTTCCTGGTAAAGGATTATCAAGTATTATAGGCACAGCGGCACAAGGTTTCTCCGGAATACAAGGTGTTAAGTTTCCGCAGTCTAACGTACTAACAAATAGTAAAACAGTTATAGCAACTGCTATCAATATCTTTAGGAAATAAAAATGTCAAACCTACCATCAGAATCTAATCAAGTAGGCAATGTAGAAGTTAAAAATTTCTTTGATAAATTCTTTGCCCACGAAGTTAGTTTTCCATCAAATCAAATTGACGCTGTTGTTGGCTTCTTTTTAAAACACGGCTTTGATCCAGAGAGCGCAAGAAGCACAGGCATTGTATTATTGAATCAAGCTCGTGCTGATGACGTTAATGTGTTTACATTAATTGACACATTAAAAACACTTACAGACGTTCAACTTAGCCAAGTAGTGGCACAAGTGTTGAATGCTTATCGTGAGAAGGTAAGTTTACTAGGTTACAGAATCGCACCATTAGTGGATACTTACGAATCTAGAAACATCCTAATATAAAATGGCTTCAAAATTTGCTCGTGGCAAGTTCACGATGACAAACCCAGGAAAATACGTAGGTACAAAGATTCCTACATATCGTAGCAGTTGGGAATGGAGCTTTATGCGTTTTTGCGATACTAACAAAAGCGTACAAAAATGGGCTAGTGAAGCCATACAAATTCCATACCGCGATCCACTAACTGGTAGATATACAATATACGTTCCTGACTTCTTTATCCAGTATCTTGATAAGAATAATCGCATGAACGTGGAGTTAATTGAGATTAAACCCGCTAGCCAGCAGATACTTGAGCGTGTGGGTAAAAACAAGTATAACCAAGCGCAGTTTGTTAAAAA